AAACCCATTCAGTTCCGTTATATCCCCATAGACTTATGACCAGTATAAATACTTTCGTCACTTCTGCTTGAGAAAATCATTCATGCGAGAAACATCTTTGCCTTTGACAACTCCTTTGCCAGACCTATCAGAAAAGTTTGATTTGTTGTTCAATGCTTTTACCAAGTCCGTAAAGGAAACTATCTTCGGTTTATTTTGTTTTGGTTTTTTATTGTTCATAAAGTTCGTTAGAAAAACTGTGCTGAGTTGAAATGGGATACAATGTCAATTGCACGAGGTCGATGGGGTTGCCAAAATTTAATATTGAATAATAAAATATTAAAACACACAATTTACACACATTGTTTTATTTTTCCCAGTATTCTGCCAAATAAAACGGTTGTAATATCCGTATTATTTTAATAATGGCAGAAAATAAGGATTTTTTATTTCCACGAGACTTGCGTGTCAAAAAATATGATTCTTGGAAAACAAGAAACAATTATCCTTATAACCTGGCAATTACTCTAGTCATCCTTCTTCTTCGCAGTAGTACGCATAACCTTCTTCTTAACCCTAAACCCATCCATATCGTTACCAATACGGAACTCACCTGTTAAAACATCTACAATGCGTAATAGTTCCAATTCATTATCACTAATGGATTGTCGGTGATCTGGTAATACTTCTCTCAGTTTCAAATTGTTTAACAAACTCTTTAATCTCTCCTGCACTTTCAAATGAAGTAAAGTGTGCAATCAGCTCTGGCTTTTGAGTAATGCTATTTGTTATTAAATAAAATGTAACAAACGCATCATCATTACCAATGACTTCTTCCTCAAACATTACTTACTCCATTCTATTTCAAATTTCTCACCTTTATTATTTGTAAGTGCTAATTTGTTTTGATCACTCCCAAATGTTTTAGGAGATAATTTACTTGCAAGAAACTGCTTATGTTTAACAAATATATCTAATGCTTTAATGCTATTGAGATTAGCTGTTTTATCATTAGCAGACTTAATCATATCTTTGCATTGATCTTCAACGGCATCGAGAGTGTAATGTATGCCGTCACTCTTTGCCTGTTCGTATGCTTCTCGTAATTCTGGTTTATCCGACATCCACTTCCTAAAAGTATTCCAGGATAAATTTTCTTTGGCAATTGCCTTCCTAATACTTTCACCTGTTGCAAGAGCTTCTAGTATTCGCTTAACAGCATTCCTGGATTGGTTATACTTAGGCGGTCTGCCTTTTGTTTTTGTAATCTGATTCATGATATGTGAAAATTAAAACTACTTCTCCGAGTCTATTAATAAAATAGAGTAAAATTGGCAAAGTTGTCAAACAAAAAAAATATTTTTTTTTAATCGTATTTTGGAGCTATGAGTCTGTATATTTTTTCTTTCTCTTGCAGCTTAAAGTTTTGTTTTATTCTTGCAATGATGGTCATTAATAATTCACTATATTTGTTTTTAACTTTCCTTCTATCAAGTGCAATCATTCTACCAATCTTACTCCAGGATAATCGTTTACCTCTAAGCCAGATTAATTTGCGATCATCTTCGTTATTTATCAATTGTATGAGCTTTAAAGCTAATTCCCATCTTGATATATTTCTAGGAGTTATGCTTATTTTAAGCTCACTATCACCATAATTTAACCAATCAACTCTATTCATTTCCATCCAAAAGGTTAATTTTTGCTTACGAATTGCATTTGGTAATCTTTCGTCTGTACGAAAAGCATCATAATATAATTGATCTAAATCGTGTTCAGTTATCCGCATAAGTGTTTTGCATAGGAGAGTGCGTCTTGTTTAGTGTCTTTATTGGCAACTTGTTCCAACCATTCATTGTAACGATGTTGTGAAAGTTTTTTGCTCATCAACCGAATATATTTATTTTCCATATTCTGATGATAGCTCAATCCATTATTTACTACTTGCTTGTAATAAGGATTTGTATTTTTAGATAACTTCTTAATAGTATTATATATATTAATAGTAGGTTTAGTAGGAGGTGAAAGGTTGTTCGTAGTATTCTTCTTATCTGCGAATGTTTGTTCGTAGTTTTGGAACTTATCCATTGTTAATTCATAGTGATTTTTACCTCTTATCAACACCTTACTAACAAGGTTATACCTATGCAGTTTTGCTGTGGAGTATTGTACCTGGCGGATTGTTAATTGCGATAGCTTGGCTAACCGTCTATTCGTTGGATACATTAACTTTGTTTTGTAATTACGATGATCAAGCAACCAATAAGCAACTTTTATGTCGGCTATACTAAAATTTTTATTGTCTAGGATTTTTCCAATGAGCTTCCATTTTTCAAGCACTCTATCTCCGCAGCTTTGAAACAATCAGCATTGAATCCTTGCCAATAATTCCCAGTTTCTCTAACAATTTCAACATAATGCGTAGCTTTATTGCGAATGTATGTTCGTGCTAATTCTTCAGCTTTTATTAAATCTTTACTGTCTGATTGTTGTTTGGCTTTCAAAATGCTCTCCTTCTCCAAATGGATTAATGGCTACTCGAAATAAAATACAACCTTCAGGAATATAAATCTCTGTTCCTCTTTCTGTGCAATCTTCGTCTGTATCTTTACTGCAATATAAAACCCATTCATTCGCATCATTTGGGTTTTTCTCCATCCATCCAACATTTATATTGATTGCTGCCTTGCCATCCCAATTGGTTTTCCAAACACCATCACCTTCACGAGGATCTTTCCAAATAACAAAATAGCAATTTTCAGAAAATTTTTTCGTAACTTCTAAAAAATTCATTACGAATTCAAATATCATAAAAAAATTATTTCAAAAATAATTATTCATAAATTATTCACAGAACTTTCAACTTAATTAACATTATTTTCAACATTTAATTAATTTATAAAAACTTTTTTGTTTTTTTATTATTATTTTTTTATTAATTATCATTTTACGATGGTTGAAAAGACAAAGACTAGACCTATACCTCTTAATTTTTTAGAAAAAGGTATAAATCATTTTTCACCTACACAAGCATCATATCCTCTTGATGTATGGCTTTATAAATATTGGCATTGCGATAAACAAAAAAGAAATAATTTTAAGAAAAGTTCAAAAATGAGATGTGGAACTTTAGCAGGGGATAGTGTTGCTGCTGACATTACTGGAAATGTTAGACCATTATTTCATTATGACGGTTACAAAGATTGGGATGACTTTGAAGATCAAAAGCAATGGGAGAATGACAAAGACAACATCAATGCAACAATTGAACAAATATTTTTAGGATTAAAAGATGTAGGAGTAAACTGGGAAGATAAAAGATCAAAAATAGTTTTTGAATATCCTGTAAGTATGTATGACACAAGATTAGTTGTTCCTATACATGGTTACACAGATATACAAACTCCAACATTATTAGTAGAATTAAAAACAACCTGGTCATCAAATAGAATTGTTGGTAAGAAAAAAGATTGGACTCGAGATAAAGGTTGGACTTATAGTTATAAAGAGCTGCCAACAAAACCAAATGAAAATCATTTACAACAAGCATCTTTTTATTATTTTGCAACAAAAATACCAACGGTAATAATACAAGCAAATGCAAAAAATTATGTACCATTTTATGTAAAGGATTACGATTACAAAGAAGCATACAATAATTTGGTTATAAGCTGCATGAGAAAACAAGAAGCTGCCAAATTACAAAATCCTTTTCAAGTTATAGAGCCAAAATTTGAAGATTTTGGAAGATTAAAATTTTGGTGGGATATTGGAGATAAATATTTAAACGAAGCAAAGGAGTTATATGGCTACTGAAACTGCCGACAATAAAAAACTATCAGATGCAATTCAAGAAGTAAGAAATTCTGAAAGTAAGGCAAGAGATATTAAAGGTAAATCATATTTATATGTCAAAGATCGTAATTCTATATTTAGAAAACATTTTGGTTTAGATGTTAGTTATCATTCTTCTTATGAATTAACCGAGCCAAAAGTTTTTAATTATTTAGATAAAAACGGCAAAGAAATTCATAAATTTATACCTGGATCAGTAATAGTAAAAACAGAAATATTTTATAAAAATAAATTTTTAGCTTGTGGATTAGCAC